TCGTTATGACTATTTTAGGGCTTCGCTCATATGGAATATAGTACTCATCCTTGTTTTTGCGGTTGACAGGAATACCCTCAGTGATCAGTGAGAATAACTGCTCAAAATTAAAGTGCTTTTTAACATCGTCAAAGGCCAATACCTGTGTATCAGGATTCACCCTTGAATAAGCAAAATCATTCTTTCCTGGATTGAAGAGCTTACCATCAATCTTGACAATCTTACGGATGTGGCCAAGGGCTGTGAGCATGAGTGATTTACCACTCCCTCCATTTGGGTTATCATCTATCTCCTCATCATTGAAGATAACTGCCTTTTGGTCTGCCTTATCCTTGTATGTGTGCAGTAGGTAGCCTATGGTGGTCCTCATGGACTTGATACGATTAGGGTCCTGAGCTGCAATCTTGTTAACGAAGTCCTGAAAGTTGTTCTCATAGGTATCCTCTACCTTGAACTCCCTCGGGATTATTTGGTCTCTCCATATGTACCCATCAATATCAATGTAGCTCAGTAGCTTTACCTTGTTTTTGGTGATCACTGCCACACCATTGGTAAATGGTAGGTAACATTCGTTCTTTGAGTCCTGCAGGATACGCATATCAATGCTGTCAAGCATATTAAGGTGCCCAGGTGTGAATAGTTGTGAGCTCTTAGCACAATGGTTGTATACATCCATCAGCTCTCGCTCCATTAGATAGGTGAGTACATGGTCTTTTATCTTCTCCACCGAGCTCTCCTGGACCTTATTCTCGGTAACTTTTACGAACGTTGGCTTTTGGCAATCATTCTGAAAATATTTTCGAAATCCCCAGTTCTCCAGAGTTGTTTTATATTTGAAAGTATCAATATGAATTTTTTCTTTTCCAGTTTTATCGTTTACCTCGATGAACCAAAAATCAGCGTCTTTTGTGTCCTGGCTAATATCCTCGAAAGTATCCTCCGAAATTGAGTGCAAACGCATAACTTCATTTTTGCCCTTTTTTAAATCGCGTTTGATTGTATCGATTTTTGTATAGTCCTCGAAAAACTTGCAATCAAATTGACGTTTTTTATAGGCCGATTTTATAGTTGTTTTCGCTTCACTATCTGAAAAATCTCCGATTGTTACATTGTTTAAAATATACCCCTCGGCCGTAGGTTGTGAAATTCCATATTCACAAAAGGCACCCGCTAGATCAAAAATAAAAGAATTGCGTTCCCCCTCGTTAAATCCTTTTTTCCAATTGAAAGCCATTATCTTTTCAATTATTTTGCTCTCGTCATTTATTGGCAATAAAGGAACTTTTTCTTTTACAGAAAACCCCTCATCGACAATTGACGGTGCGTATAGATCCGACTCGTAATTGATATAAATATTCGGGTCGTAAGATTCAAAGCAAACGCGATCAACGTTTGAGGTAACCTCGTCGAAATATTCGTATTGGAAATCCTTGTTAAATTCTTTGAAATATTTCGGATGTGTTATTTTATCGCATTGCGGGATTTTTATAACGCCTTTTATTCCGTTCCCACTTGGGGATATAAACAACGATAGGAAATAATTGTTTTGTTTTAACAATTCCAGGTGCGCGAGCATTACATCGTTATTTGGATATTTGTCAAAATCGACAACCATAAGGCCCGAATGTTTGACAAGTCCGTTGCCTGATCTCTCCGAAAATTCACCCGCAAACATTATACAAGGGAGTTTATTTTTGATTTGCTCCCCGTTTCTTATACGCTCGATAAGTTCTTTTGATTTCCCGTTTCTTATACGCTCGAGAACTTGTTCGAGTGTCATATTGAACGGAACCTCTTTGGATTTGAGTAAATCCTTAAATACTGAAATTTTGTATTCCATAACTTTGGTTTTTTATTATTACCTCACAAATATATAAAATTGTTTTCAATAAAAACAAAAAAAAAATCCACTAAATTTAATTAGTGGACTTTTCTCGTAATAAACAACTATTTAAAAAACCAAATCCTCTTTAATTTCCTCCTCTTCAACTACCTCGATATTGTTTGTAAGGTATTGTTTTAAATAAGCCTCTAACGTGTCAAAATTCTCGTCGGCTTGTTTAGATTCTTTATCGCTCAAAGCGTTACCGATTGTAAAGTTTGGAGTTGAATATTTAACACTCCCTTTTTTTGCTTCGGTTGCAGAATTTACCTCGATCCAATTTTCGGTTAATTTACTTTTGTTAGCTTTTGTAAATTCTCCCCAGGCTTGAGTGCTTGATCCTTTCAATTGAATGTTTGCAAGTTGCCCGTTTTCTGTCATTATATAAATAGATTTTACATAGTGTCCACCAGCGGCGCGAACTTTTTCTTTAATTAAAGAATACAATCCTTTTGCGATTTCGTTCCCTTTGAACGGTTTAACTGTCATCTCTTGTTTTGAGATATATTTAACCTCGTTTGAATAGATTGCCGATTGACTAGCGTCATCCCAACCCTTAACCGTGTGAAGTTCGTCAAGAACTACAAATTTAAACGGAAGCGGTACCAAAACGTTTGCCTCTTTTTCTCTGTCGTAAAAAGAAAATTGTTTGTCGTTTGACTTCCAATCCAAAAATTTAGTTGATGGATTTTTTTGCGTTCCCTCGAATGCTTTTGCTCTATTGCTCATAATATTTATTTTTTTTTGAGTTGAAATTAAGAGGCTCAACCCTTGCCCCGATTAATATTATTTAACGAATATACGAATTTTTTATTATATTACGGTAAACTTTGTTAACATTTTCTCTATTTTGTCCACGCAAATAATAAAATTTTATTATTCGTCTTATTCTCTGGAGTGGCGATTGCTTCATTACATCTCTGGGTTAAAATTTTTGCGCACTAAAGTTGCAATTTTATTTGATAACTCTGGAAAATACGTGCTTTTTTGAATTGTAAAAGTATCGTTAACCTCGTTATTTAATAATTCACACATCCCAATCAAATCGTCTTTGAATTTCAGCATCATTGGGTTAGTAGGTTTTAAATCGTCTAACGACTCGAGTAATAAATTACATAAACAAAAAAGTTTGTGCATTTCGATTTTTTTAGCTTTTGGATTCATATTGTAGGTTTTTAGTAATTTTATTAATATAGTTTAATTTTATCTCAATTGCCTGGTCTAAACGTTGTTTGATTAATTCGATCATATCCTCGTCACGTTCGACGATAATCGTGTGATGGTACTCTTTGTCGTTTAATATTAAATAGTTGAAAAAATAGGCCTTGTTTGAGTTAGAACAAAGCATTTGCATTTGCATTTGCGCAATGTACTCTGGATCAATATCCTCGTCGGCTACAATTTTAAAAAATTTATTTGCTCGTGGGCATTTTATCTCCAAAATTGCATCCGTTCCAACAACGCCGTCTGGTGAGGCCCCAGCGTGATCGCCATAGGGAAACATAAACGACGGCTTTGTCTCTGGATACAACTCTTGGAATTTTGCAAATGCAATTGGCTCCGTATCAATTCCGCGTTGAGTATCGAACGAACTAAAAGGAACCTCTGTTTTTCCGTGCAATTGTTCGATTGCCTTTTCAATTGCGTAAGTCTCTCCAGTTTTACCCAGTCCACGAACCCCTAGGAGTTTATGTATTTCCGAGGCCGTAAATTTTCCGTAACGTTCTTTAAACCAATCGTTCGAACGTTGATCGCTTTTGAAATTGTTTTTTCTATTACTCATAAATTTTGGCGTAAGCGTTGCACATTAATTCGTTATTTGAATAGTAAACCGATTTAACTCTCTCGAGCATCCAACGGTTAAATCTTTCGACGTTAGTTTCTTTTTTCATAGGGTGCTAATATAGTGGTTTTTGTTAAATATTCAACGTTTGTAATTTCTCCGAATGTACGCTCCGAAACGTGTATCTCGGCCAATTGCTCAAGACGTTTTTTCATTGCTGCGCATCTGGTTTCCGATTCTCTCAATCGTGATTCTAAAACGCTCAAGTCTTCGCGCAATAGATCCTCGATTGTATATTGTTGACGTTCGTCTTGAGACTCATAGTCTCCCATTTTCCATTTATCGTAACTATTCATTTTTTTTAATTTTCCAAAGTCCAACATTATTTGAATGATTCCTAAATTCTGTAACCAAACACGAATCGTTCATTACTGGCAAGTTAATAATTTTATTTATATACTCGTAATTTGACACTAAAATACAATTGTGCAAATAGTGCAAAGATTGATTTTCTATTGTATAGCCTTTTTTCATAATATTAAGATCTAAAAATAAATTGAAATAAAATATAC